TAGCAATAGAACAAGCACTCAAGTCCGTTGGTGTGAATATTGATGGATATAATTATGTGTGGCGAGTAAAAAACAAAGATGCTAATGCCACTCAAGGTTGTGTTTTAAGTGCTTTCAATTGGTTTTGTTCAGGCGATGGACCAGACTATATGCGAGTCTCTGTTCAATTCTATGATTCAAGTGGAACTGAATTATGGGGCAAGCAATATAATTTAGACGGTACATATGATTGGAAAAACTTTTCTGGGCAGGAATTATTTACAACTCCATTTACTGGAAACAATATAGAGACAATCATTGTTCGTGCAGAAGGAGATGATCCAGGTAATTGGGCTGGTCATTATGGACCAGAATTTGATGCGTCATTAAGTAGTGTTTCTTTGATTTATTCCAATAATCCCTGTTGGCCAGATCCATTAGTTGATGTTAATTGTGATGGATATGCAGAAGCCTATACACAAAAAATTTTACAAGAACAGCAACAAGCGGTATTAGAGTCTCAATCAGTACAGGAGGAAATATATGAAGAACCAATCGTTGAACAGAATACCGGTATTCAGGACTCGCAGACCAATCCCACAGAACAAGTCACGATTTCTAATGCAGCAGAGCCTGAAGATAAATCGGATGGTACCAGAAAAGAAGTGGATCCGATTGGGATCGCCCTCAACGCTGCTGCAGATAACGCTGCGTTTGTATTAAATAATATAGTCAATGGAGAACTAGGAGGCACAATCAATGCTCTGGAAACTAATCAAACTCAAGGTGCTTTGGGGATGGCAAATGCTCAAACTCAAGGTCAAGGCAGCTCTTCTTCTAATCAAAGTAATTCGGAAGAAAGACTAAGTCAAAGTCAAAAACTTAAACAAGCAGCAAAAGAACGTGCCGCAGGTTTACAAAAAGAAATAGTTGAATCAGAAGACATGGACGAGCAACAAGCACAACAACAAGAGATGCTCGTTATGATGAACTTCGTACCAGGATTTGATGCATATAAAATAGCATTGGCAGGTGGTACTTATCCTGACGTTGCATTCTATGCACCTACTACAGTTCCTGATTCACCAAACGGAAAAAGAAATAATTTTGCACAACAACTATTGCATCAACAGATGGTTGATATGCAATATGAGGAGAGATAAATGGCAAAAGATCTAGGTCAAGAATTAGAAAATATGGAAGAGAATATAGAGAATCTCAAAAATAAAGAGTTTCGTATTCTTGGTATTAAAGTCACATTTGTTTCAGTCAGTGCATTACTTGCAGTGCTTGGTTCTATACTCGGAGCACTCTATGGGGGTTTCCTTATGTATCAGAAAGTTGAGGAAGTAGCTGGACTTGATATCGGTGCATTTGAACAACGTATGGAAATCATTGAAACAAAACTTGATGAAGCACTTGACTATGCGAGAGATATCAAATCAGATCTACGTGATGATGTGATGAAAATTGAACAGCAAGGTGATCGTAATGAAGATGTTGTAAAGGATACAGAAGATGAACTGAATGCTCGTATGAGGCAATTAGAGAAAGATGTATTTGATATGATTGAGATTGCTGAAGGAAGATTTGAAACAAAGAGAGATGCTCTTCAAGGTGACTACGAACAGAAAGCAGATCGACTGATTAAAGACTATGACGATAAAGCAGATAGACTCAATACAAATGTCGATAATGATATGGAAAAACTTGAGAGTGATCTGAAACAGGCAATGAAAGAATTAGAAGATAAATTGGAAAACCGAGTACAAAGTGCACTCGATAATCCATTAGCAAATTAGTATAATGCGTGTATCAAAGTTCTTCTGATTCTTCACCATCATGAACATATAGCTGAATAATAGCATAGTGAATGACTTTCATGAGATCTTTACGAGCATCTTCATGACTGCCTTTCTTGCCATAACGTTGAGCATATTTGAGTATGTTACCAACATTGAAACCAGTGCCATGTCCACCGTCAATAATAAACTCAGTCGATTGAAATCTTTCTTTTGAATAATGAGAATCATATGTCGACTTGATATATTCAAAGATCTCTTCACAATAGAGATCTTCATCGAATTTAAAATCGATTTCATCTTCTTGTTCTTTATTAAAACTAATAATCATTATCTTTCCCATCTATAAAATATATGTGCATCAACACGCACAGTTGGAGTTTTAGTTGTTGCCCAATCAGGCTTTACGTAATATGCATGATAGTGTGTTGCACCTTCTGTGATATCATCGAACCAGCCTGTGTAAACTTTAAATGCCATAGAACGAGTAAGTTCGTAAAGTTGTGCATCCTGCGGAGGTATCACTTCTGCTTTACCATCACAGTACCAAGAGAACTGACACATATTTCTCTTTGGTATATATTCACCAGTCTTCCAAGACTTGATCATAACAGATTGGTGAACAACTTCACACACGGTATCTGGGAATCTCGAATCAGATACTCTGTTCATCACAACATTGCCTACACCAAGTAGACCACGGAATGACTGATTGCGAGATTCCCAGTACATATTTTGCGCAAGACACTCAACTTCTTGATTTGTGTCTGCTGCAAAAATCTCTTCTGAATAGGCGATAGTAAGTGCAACGATTGCTAAGATAATAAATTTCATGATGTTACCTCATACCATACATCGCGAATAATATCAGCAATGACTTCGTCCGATAAATGTTTAACCATATCCATATGGGTGATAGCCACCTGGCAGTAATCAGAAAACTTCATATTGTCTTCGATTAGATTTGCACAAGTGTCAATAAAGTTTTCTTCCAGGTCCATTGCCATTGCTTTTACTTTACCCATTATGCAATCTCCTTCTTTACATATCTATTTACACCAGAGAGATTCATTCTCTCTGCAAATTTGTAAACTTTATATGCCTCAGTAACATTTTTGCTCTCATCAATATAGCCAGTTTCTTTCAAGCATCTATCCATGTCATCGACCAACCAACCTACAGTTTTACCATAAAATTCTGCACGTTTATTTAGAATTGTCATTGCACCTTTGATACGCATTATGCAAGCTCCTTTCTTACGATAATTTTCATTGCTTCGTCTGCAAGAAACTGCTTACGATCTTGAAGAAACTTTAAAACTTTTTTATCATTTCTGTTTTGCTTTTCTTCAATATACATTCTATTCATTGCATTATATCGAGTAACTAACTCTTCTTGCGAAAGGTTTAGTGAAATAACGAACTGCTTAAATCTTGCAAGTAATAATGGATTTGACATTTTTAAGAACTCCTCTTTTCTTATTATACTACTATTGTACCATAGCTTCTTTGGATTGTAAACCCCCTTTTTTGATTTATTTTGAATTAATTGCATTTTTATCTAAAAAAATGTATAGATAATATAATTTGAAAATAAAAAGGAAAAGAAATGACACAACTGATATCCCCACAGAAATTTACAGAGACCGTAGGCCTTTTAAGGGCCTTTTTTTTAGACAAAGGGTTTCTTGAAGTACATACCCAGAATAGATTATCAATACTTGCAGCATGCGAAGATCCGTTCAATGTAGCAACGTATAACTATGCGAATGAGGTATGGCCACTTCCACAAACAGGTCAGATGTGGCTAGAACATGAATTACTTTCCTCACCAGAATCAAAAGGATTCTTTTGTGTTTCTACATCATATAGGCAAGAACCAAATGCGATACCAGGAAGACACGATATCATTTTCCCTATGTTTGAATTTGAAATGCCAGGAGATATAAACGATCTCAAAGCAATGGAATACGAATTATGCGAATATTTAGGATTCGATGAACCAACTGAGAAGACATATTCTGAATGGCAACAACACTTTGGATTAAGTATCGATAAATGGGGTGAGATGGAAGCAGAACACGAAACAAAAATGTTTGATTTATTTGGTTCTACAATGATCACAGACTTTCCTGAATTTACATCACCATTTTGGAATATGAGTAGAAACGATGATGGAAAAACATCTAAAAAGATTGATGTGATACTTGGTGGTATGGAAACAATTGGATCAGCAGAACGATCGTGTGATGTAGATCAAATGCGTGATACATTCCATACAATTACACAAGGTGCTTATGCGAATTTATTATTTGACTTATTTGGAAAAGAAAGAGTCGTTAATGAACTAGAAGAATTCCTAAAGTTTGATTTCTTCCCACGTGTTGGTGGTGGTATCGGTATGACAAGAATGATTGCTGCTTTGGATACTCAGTAAGATTTAATGTTGGGTGGTGAAATAGGTAAACACGCACGACTGTTAATCGTGTGACAATAGTCTTGCAGGTTCGATCCCTGCCCCAACAGCCAATCACTAGGTGGCAGAGTGACTATGCAACGGATTGCAACTCCGTGTACGCCGGTTCGAATCCGGCCCTAGTGTCCATAGGCAATCACCCACTAACATATATCTCGCCTTTTGGACGATACCATATTTTTTGATGATGCAATTTAGCAAGAAGTTCTCTACATCCTTCTTTATCTCCATGCGGCAACTGCATCATTATTCTTAATCCTTTTTCGATTAATTCAATATCGTCTGGATTCAGTTTGAAATTAGGATTGTACTTCATTTAGTAACTTTGTGCTAATCGCCACATGAGATATTCTTTTGATTCGATTGGTTCATATTTGGCAGGTTCATTTCGTAAATTAGTTATCATAGTCCCAGGAGTAGGATCTACGAAATGTGGCATGCTATATCTTTCCTGATGTATATGAGAATTAACAACACGATGTTTTGTACTTACGAAATAATCGTTAGTCCATCTCTGTAATAAATCACCGATATTAACTACAACACCATCTTCTGCATAGGGTACTGAATGCCAATCGCCTTTTAGGTCTTGTACTTCTAATCCAGGAACATCATTGATTTGCCACAATAAAGTAATAGTACCATAATCAGAGTGTTCTCCAATACGCATTTGCTTTGGTTCAAGTTCACCTGTATATGCTGGATAATGTATAATACGTGTAGTATTATAAGGATTCTGATGTGCATCTACAAGAGTAGTACCGCTATTTAATATTTCATCAAAGTGTGATAAAATACGAAGAGTTAACTCATCAGCTATTTTAATTGACCTGAGAGCACAACCTTTAAAAAGGTAATTATTTTCTGGCCAGAGTTTTTCTGGCATTCTTGTGTCGTTATAGTTATAGGATTCTTTCATATCAGAAGGCGCATTTGGATCTACGTGTTCTGCTCCTATTATACTATATCCAAGATTGTTTTCTGCTTGATAGGTATATTTTTTCTTCTCATTTAGACTAAGATCAAAGAATAATTTTGCCTGATCGAACCAATTATGCATTAATTCTTGACGACGTCGATCTAATGCATTAGTAAACACTGCGAAGCCTACTGTTGTGTAGGCTTCGTCAATGCGATCTAAAGCATCTTTTGCATTTAAATCAATTACTGGAATCATCTTAGTTAGGAACCTTTGCTGTGATACCTTCAACATAATACATCATCTGATTCAAATGTGCGTCACTAGCAACTTCACCATCGGCAAGTTGTAGATTACCTTCATTGTCATAGAGTGGTCCAGTGAAAGCAAAGTATTCACCCGCTGAGATCGCATCTTTGATACTCTGAGCAGCTGCTTCTACATCAGCAGGCATATTTGTGAATGGTGCCATTTGGACTGCACCTTCATTCATATGTCCAAAATAATCGCCTGACTCCCAAGTGCCGTCAATGACTGCTTTGACTTTTTCAATGTAGTATGGACCCCAGTTATCAATCGTTGCAGTTAACTGTGCTTCAGGTGCAAATTGATATTGATTAGATGCTTGACCAAATCCTAACTTACCTTGCTTTTGTGCCTCTTGTAGAGGTGCAGGTGAGTCAGTATGCTGAGCAACCATATCACAGCCTTGTGCTAACATGACGTTTGCCGCTTGTGCTTCTTTACCAGGATCGTACCAAGTATTTACCCAAGTCACCATAAGTTCGACATCAGGATTCATCTTTTTTGCACCAAGATAGTATGTGTTAATTTCACGAATGACTTCAGGGATAGGGAAGGCACCGACATAACAAATCTTATTTGTCTCTGTCATCATACCAGCAATAATACCTTGTACATGTCTTGCTTGATAAAGGCGAAGACCATATGATGCTAAATTGTCGCTCTGCTTATATCCTGTTGCATGTTCGAACTTTACATCAGGAAAGTCTTTTGCAACTTTTAACATTGGTTCCATATATCCAAATGATGTACCAAACACGATATCATGTGTCTGTGCCATTTCTCTGAATACCTGTTCTGCTTGTGGACCGTATTGTACACCTTCGATATAAGAAGTTTCAACCTGATCGCCAAGTGCTTCTTCTACTTGTTGTCTACCGATATCGTGTCTGTATGTCCAGCCATGATCTCCGACTGGGCCAATATAAACAAATCCGACTTTTACTGGATCCGCATTAGCTGTAGCAATTAAAAAGAATGACAGTATTAAGGTTGTCAACCCTTTGATAGATGATTTAATCATCAGTATCCCTTTCTTGGTTTTGTGTTAATATCTCTTCCATTAACGGAAAGATTTTTGATAACACCCTGCCACATTCAATTGCGATCTCTTGGTGTTCTTTTTGGGTTCCATTAGCTGATCTTAGTTCAACATAATGCATCCATGATCTGAGTGTTCCATTCATATAAAGTCGAGAACCAGTTGTACCTTCTGGTAAAACTGCTCGTGCTTGTTCCTTGGCAATACCATTATCGATTGCCCATTTATAACTATTCTTTGCAGCAGATATTACTTCTGATTGTTTCTTCCACCATTCAAGTTGTAGATCAGCATCGTCACTTTCAATACTATTCTGCCTGTTTTTTGTG